ATGATCAATTGGCAACCTATACCCTATCAAGAAGGACAGCGATTCAGAACTCCATTAAAAACTCTAGACAAGAGTTATATAGTTGAACTAATAAAACAATTTAATCAGGAAGCCTTATTTCATATTACTCATAGTTGTAGTGTACTAGAACTAGGTAGATGCAATGAATGTAATGGATGCAATGAAAGAAGCTGGGGGTTTGCTCAGTTAGGAATTAAAGACCCGGGTACATTATGAAAATCGAAAAGTTAAACGAAACTCATGCGGACGCTATTCGGCATTTATTTTATATGCCAAAGTTTATGGGTGTTGATCCTTCTCAAAATTATTTTGTAGGCAAAGAAGAAGATTTTGTAGACTACTATCACAAAATGTTTTGCCAAACGTATTTGTCTGAGTTACAAAACTATCACGCATTTGGCGCAGTAGACGACGATGGTCAAGTACAAGCTCTGATAGCATTTTATGAATCAAATGAAGATCCTAGTTGGTACTGGAGTCATGTGCGTAGCAAAGATTCTAAACAAATTAAATTAATTTTAGATGCAGTAGTGGCTTACAATGAATCAAACAATCGTTATAAATTCTACAGCATGTTTCCTTTAAAGTATGATGCACTATACAGAAGACTGGCATTCAGTAAACAGACCAGCGAACGCTATGGAGCCTTTAACGAGTTTTATATTAAGGCCAGAGAAAAATGTGTATACAATCTTCCTTGGCAAATATTATATAATCGTACACTAGTTCCTGTAGATACTGTAGTCCGTTGTACATATCTCAAGCCTGAATACAGAACACTCACGTCAGGCGGAAATTTGTAATGTACTCTCCAGTAAAGTTATGTCCGTTTGAAAACAATTATTTAAAGATAGGAACTAATATAGACCTAGCTAACAAACTACAGGATTTTTTTAAAGATCCTGCAAATGATTATCTTTGGAAAATTTCTACAACAAGACAACGTGTTACACAAGCTCTTAGACATACAGAGTGTGTAATGCTAAGACAACTAAAAGTAAACACTCGTCCTAAAAACACTTTGGAATTTAATCAAATTATGGAAACAGTAGATACTGATGCTAGTTCTATTTCATTATTTAAAGATACAGTCAAATGGATGGAAAGTTGTTTCAATGATGCTAATGTAGAATGGGGTCGTATTTTCTTTAGTAATCATCATGCTAGTACACAAATAGATCTACACACAGATGAAGGCGCATACTTCAGCTATTATGATAGGTTTCATTTTGTTGTGCAATCAGAAGGTGATAATATATTTCATATAAGAGATGAAGATGTGCGTCTAGAGCGCGGATCATTCTACTGGGTAAATAACCATGTGCCACATTGGCTAGCAAATAACTCTACCGTGGACAGAATTAATCTAATTGCAGATGCAAGACTAACATGATAGAAGAATTTTTTAATCAGCCGGGCGAGTATTGGCGAGATTTATTATACAAGAAAAAATTGCTAGTATTTAAAAACATGCAATTTTCTAAATTAGACTACGTAAAGTTTTGTAGTGTATTTGGACGATTATGGGAAGCACAAGATTATCGTAGCAGTAGAGAACGTGTAGAAGCAGTAATCGACGGAAACAATTTTCATGTTATTAGTCCTATGAGTAATTTAATTGCTCCCCGCATAGGACAACAAGAAATGCCTTGGCATGCAGATATCCCAAATCATAAAAATAATCCCTTTCCTATACGAACTATATGGATGGTTAAAAATCCCAATCCAGAATCAGGCTTAACATCTTGGTTAAACATAGAAGATGGTTTTGATATGTTGCCTGAAGATCTAAAACTACAGGCCGAAAGAATAAAAATTGTACAGCAGAGTTGGTGGATACCAGGCACTAGTATACAAGAATATGACTTTATTAAAACACATCCTGTTACTGGTAGGAAGTCTCTCAGGTTAAACTATTTTTGTGAGCCAGATAAAAATGTAAACGATGCATGGATTAAAAATGTAATAGTCGACGGACAACTATTAGATCCCCGTGAAACACTATTGCCCTATTATAATTTTTTATTGAGCAAACCAGAATTGTTATACACTCATAAATGGGAAACATACGACATTATAGTCTATGACAATTGGTCGTTTGTCCATAGTCGAACTCCACTAATATTTGACAGCGCATTAGAACGATTAATGTATCGCACTAACATAGATCACGTAGTCAAAAAAATAGACCCCTAAGGGCCTATTTCAAACATACCAAATTTCTGTAAAGCCTTCGTCTTCTGTTGGCATTTCAAATCCATCAATCATTTGCTCTATGACATCAGCAGGAATCTCTTTGCCCGGACGACTGGCTAATCTACGCTCTAGTTCTGCCTTTTCAGGTGTAGCAAACACTACAGCAATATGCTCATAGTCGGGCAACATATTAAACTTGCGAGTACGACTAGCAATAGTAGTACTAGTTTGATCCCAAATGATGTCGTGCCCTAGCTTACGAGCATTAACAACTTGTTCTACCATCAAATCTACAGCCTTAGGCATATATTCTGTAAATACTTCAGAATAAGTCTTGCCCACTGATCTAGCATATTCTTCTACAAACACATCTGTTGAAACTATAGTCAAGCCCAACGCCCACTTTTGATTTTTAATCCAAGTACTCTTTCCAGATCCTGGAACTCCAATTAGTTGATAACACTTAGCCATTTTTCAACCTTTCAATTTCATCTGCGGCTTCTTCTAGCAAGTCTGCTATACGATCGCGGGCGCCTTCCTCAACACTTTTACGTCCAGGAATTTGCCTGCGAATCTCTGCTCGTTTGCGTAGACGAAACAATAGACTTTGTTCACTGACTGGTAAATGACTTTCGTCTATCATAACGCCTCCACTTTACTTACTGGCACAGTCCATAAGTCGCCCTTAACGTCTTTGAAAAGTAATTCTTGCTCTCCCCAAAGTCTTGTAGTTGACTCCCCTACTAAAGTAAGAAAGTCACCGGGCTTCAATTGAAAGTGCATCTGTTTTACCATATGCGTATTCATAACGCCTCCATATAAATTAACCTTTGATTGTTACTTCGTAAGTAATTGCACTGGTTCCTGAGTCTGTGCTTCTGCCGTAACCAAGAAACTTTCTGCCAATTTCTTTCATAGTAGCTCGTCCTTCTTTTAGAAGTTTACGAGCATGTTTCATTTCTTTCGATCCAGCTTTAACTTTTACAGTTCCACTGGCGTTACTCCAAACTACATAATCAAAATTAACTTTAAACATATCAATCACCTTTCTGGTGGTGTCCTTTAATTTCATTGTCCTTGATTAATCGGATAGCACGTTCCATTGAAATAACGATTTCCCCAGTTGAGTCCATCCCTACATCCAATGCACGAAATTTTTCCAACCCGCTCGGGCCACCATGCAAGTGTCCGTGAAAGTGCAAAGCTCCTCTGTGCATTTGGTCCCACTCGGAGATTGGATAGTGAAACATGACAATCTTGTGACCATCATAATTCACATCCAAGTACTTGTGTACTTCCTTAAATGCACCACGGAAAGTTACATCATTCAATGTCTTCTTATCATGGTTGCCTTCAATCAAAATCTTTGTTCCGTTCAAACGCTTGATCATACGTCCGGCATCACTGCCTGACATAAATGCTACATCTCCCAAAATGTAAACAGTATCTTCTGGAGCAACCTTGTCGTTCCATTCTTCTACCATAGCATTGTTCATGTAGCTGACATCATCGTTGAAACGGGCTCGTGTCTGTGGGCAGAACTTCATAATGTTCTTGTGCCCAAAATGCAAATCACTAGTTACCCATGTTCTCATTTTATTCTCCTACGAATTCCTTAACGGCTTCAAAACGAGTTGAAGCAGGAACCCACTTAAATTGTTCACGCTTACGGTTAGCCTTTTCCCAATCGAAGTTAACCATAAACCATTCCTTTTCTGTGCTGAAAGAAACATCGCGAGCGAACTTGACGATGTGAACCCAGCGTCCGTTGAATTTAGCAACAACCATCATATTCGCTCCTTTCTATGTAATGTATCAATTATACAATCAGAGTACGATTACGTCAATTCTAGTTGTTGCTAAAATACAACGATTACCAGTCGTTCGTAAACCGGCGCCAATCGTCGTTTAACGGGCTTTCGTTAGGGTCGTATGTCCAACCCAAGGCCTTCATCATCCGGTGCTTAACGAGCAGATTAGGGCTTCTAAACCGCTCTGTATCATTAAAGCCCATCATAACGCCCACTTCGCACACTGCTCCAGAACGGCAAATACCCGCGAAACAATGTACAATTACATCCATGCGCTCTTCGAGTGCGTGTTGTAAAAGAGCCACAAGTTGATTGGCTTGTTCTTGACTACACTTCATTTCTTCTTCAAGAACATGGTCGTTTTCCTCCACGTCCAAAAATTCAAAACGATGTACTTCTTTGAACTGATGTTTTGGTGTAGGGAACCAGCTAGCAGGATCCGCAATTTGGATCAGCATACTGTTCTCACCTACTGCGACATGGAACCCTTTTGGAATATCATCTGCCGCACAATTTTGAATCCACGGCATAATGCCTCCTTAATGAATAGATTCTTTTGCGTCTACTTCACATTCGACTACCCAGTTATTAAATTGGGTAAACTTGTTTACTTCGACACCTAGCCCAACTGCTTCGTTTACAAAGTGCTGTAATAGCGCATTGTACAATTCATCGGGCATAGTGTCTTTATCAAATTTAATTTTCATCGTGATATACTCAATTCTGCGTCAGGATTATCCCAACAGGCGTTACGGTATCTGTAGACAAAGTCGCAAAGACCTTCGTAGCTACCCCATCCATTTTCAGGATTAAACTTCTTAAACTTCTCTGGATCACTTAACAAAATGTTCCAGCCATCGTCCAACAAGTCTGCAATGTCCCTAGCAAACTTAAAATTAAGTTCTTCAGGACGCCACAAAATAGTGTACAGGTCTATCTTTCCACCTATACCTACTTTTACCTCTTGAGCCATCTTACCCAAATTGTGTGTAATGTTTCCACTGTACACACTAGTGGGTTGAGTGACCATCAAATCTACATCTAAGCTCATTGTGATCTCCGCTTCATCCAAGTGTAGTCTACACCATCTGGACACTTACCGTCTTTGATACTGTCAGCACCAAAACGGCCTACTATTTCCATACCATTGCCACTGATAGTAACAAAGGCGCCTAAACTCTTGGCAAACTCCATAGCTTCGCCTAGTGTTATGAAACTTTCTATTTCAACTTCTTTTTCTAAAATCTTATACATTTCGCTCTTTCTTTCTACGTCTATAT